CACCACTACCTTACTACTGGCTCGTACTTCACTTGCGAACCCATGTTGTAGGACAGTTTGACCTAGACAAGGTCAGAGCCGTTTTCGGATGTCCCAAGCTACTACTTCAGGTAGAGCTTATGTTCTTATGGCCGCTACAAGCGACTTACTTGAACACGGACGCCGGCAGAATGTTATGGGGACGAGAGATTATCCGAGGAGGATGGCGAAAGCTATTTTCTGAGGCTCACAAGCATGGACCACCAAAGACCATTCTTTCAACCGATTGGAGTCAGTTTGACAACAGACTTCTTCACCAATTGATAAGAATAGTTCACCGAATTTGGCGCTCCTACTTTGACTTCTCCCGTTATGAACCGACTTCTTTCTACCCTGACTCAGTCCCAACGAACACCAACAAGTTCGAACGACTCTGGAAATGGATGACCGAATCGATTCTCAACACACCAATCCTCCTACCCGATGGAAGATTGTTCAGATGGCTCTACAATGGCTTTGGATCTGGCTTTCAACAGACTCAACTCCTAGACTCCTTCTGCAACGCTATAATGCTAACAACATGCTTATCAGCGCTTGGTGTCAACATCAACAGTCCCAACTTTTGGGCACGCTTTCAAGGCGACGATTCAATCTCGTCATTTATGGAACGCATGCACGAAATCTACGGACCACACTTCCTTACCATGCTTGCCGAAACAGCAAGATACTACTTCAACGCTAAACTCAGCGTCGACAAGACCTCCTTCAGCAATCGAATGACTAACGTCTCAGTACTTAGTTACTTCAATTCTTACGGCCTGCCTTACCGCACGGACGAAGATTTGCTCAGACACCTCTACTTCCCAGAGAGATATCAGGACTTCCCCCGACTAGCAGCAGCAGCACTTGGAATGGCTTACGCGAACTGCGGACACTCACTACGTTTCCACAGCCTATGCGAATACATTTTCAACAAGTTAGTACACGAAAAAGGAATACAACCACGCTGGACAGCGATAGACTGGATGATCAGATCTGGACTCTTCCCCTCACTCGAAGAACTCAAGACCACGACCTTCCCCTCCATTACCGCAATCCAAGCAATGGTTTTCACACACCATCCGCGCAGCACAGCTCAGCGCAGCAGACAATGGCCAACCGAACAGCAACCCAAAGGACGATTTTTCTTCCTCAAGGATGTTTAACCACAGTTTTGGACCTTTTCTGAATCATACTTTTTGTTACGTTTAACGACACTTTACGTTTTCATTTT